AACCATTAGGCCAGTCGCTGTTGTCTTTCCACCATGTGCGTTGAAAGCAATCGTATACTTCTATCATGGGTAATACTCCTCTATTGTTTCGTTTGGATACAGATCTAAAAACTGTGCCGCTACCTTATTCATAAATGCTTCACGTTGATAAGCGTGATGCAAGCTACGCTCACCATCTTGATGTATAATTTCTTGAGCAAGATGATGATCTATTTTCTCAGCAATAATTGATGAGCTAGTTTTCATTACAAGTTTTAATACTTTATACGAGTAGCCTTGAAGACCTAAGTCTTCACGCATAAACTTAATCAGTTGTGTGTGTTTCATTGTGCTTCTCCACTATAAAGTTTTTGATTTGCATCAGTGATATAATTGTATACGGCTTATCAAAGTCGTTAGGCTTCTCAATATATTTAAACATTGTATTAAATAAGAATTCTAACGCCTCGTAATCTGGCGTGTTAAACATTGTTTCTTTTTTCATTTGGTTTTCCTTTTCCATTTCATTTCAATAGTTTACATGGTGCGCGTGCGCAACACAACCCACCACATGTTGTGTGGTGTTCAAAAAAAAGCACAAGCTATGCCTCTCAGAAGAGAAGCATTGCCCATGTTACAGTTACAGTAGCCATGATTGCAGCTACGTATGCAAAGATTGCTATGCCTTGATACAGTTCATCGCGCTTGATCTCTTGCTCAGTGCAGCCAAGCTCACGCATTTCATTGCGTCTTTGTTGTATGATGTCGTACATTGTATAACTCCTATGTAGTGAGGGGGGCTTACGCCCCAACCTCTGCTGCTATTTTGCGTGCTGCTTTTACTGCTTCGCTTTCTTTAGGTGCAGTCTTTAATGTCTTAGGCTTGTATTGATAAGCTTGTCCGCCAGTAACTATAGTATACACTTGGCAATCAGCGTCATGTCTGATTTGAAGTTCGCTTAATTCAAGTGACAAGCGTTGGATATATAGGTCAATACGTTCACAAGCTGTATGATTATGTTCTTTTTTCTTTGTATCATGATCTGCACTTGCATCTGCAATTTGTCTTTTCTTATAGTTAATGCTACTCAATGATGTGTAACAAGAATCTTTAGCTATAGACTCAAGGAAGTATTGATTAACCATCGAAGTGTTTGACTCACCATTTTGATTAGTATGATATTTAATTACTTCTAGTTTTAACTTAGCTAGATTTGATACGTTATTTGACATGTTGTTCTCCTAGTAAAAAGAGAGGCCAATCCTCTCTATGCAGACCAAGAGACAGTAACAAAAAAGCCTACTTAGGCTGGTGTGCCTTGCAACTTCTTTCCACGCCTGTGGCCAGATGTAAGGAAGGCAAGCATAGAATAGAATACAGACAGGAGTTAGTAATAAAGGAAAGTGGTTGCGAGGTACTTTTGATGCTGTCATGCAGGTCAAGTAGAGAGGAGTGGCGGCTCTTTCTAGGAGAACCCACATGTCACGTATCAAATCTAGATGAGTTAAAACTCTAAGTACCTTTTAGTATGTTTTAGTATGTGTAGTATGACATTCTTTGCGTACTAATTGATGTAGTGACTGTTTTGTGCGTTGACACAGGGTGTATTTGTAGTGCTAAACATGGGGGGAGAGAGGGAGAGGGGGGCTACAATTGGAGTTAGTATGAGTAACATAGCACTAAGGAAGTTAACAAAGAAACAGACTGCACTCGTTGAAGCGTATGTAGCAAATGGTGGTAATCTTACACAAGCCAGTCAAGAAGCTGGATACGCTGAAGGCGACAGCGGAAGAGTTACTGCACAGAAGAGTATGAAGCTAGCCCATGTGCAACAGTATATGATGGAAGTGGTGGCGAAGGAGTTTAGCAGACATGCTCCTGCGGCTGTACACCAGTTAGCAGGGCTAGCTAAACAGGCTAAGAGTGAGTACGTACAGCTAGAAGCTAGCAAGGATTTACTAGATAGAGCAGGGTTTAAGCCTATAGATAGGAGTCAGGTACAACTTGCAGGAGATATTAAGGTATCGATTGATCTAGGATAGAGGGGGTGGGGTTAAAAAGTAGAGACTTGTACTTAGCTAGTGATCCCTCACTCACATGATTAGTAAAAAAAGCTTGAAAAAATATTTGGATTAAAAAGGGTTTTGTAAATGAGTAGATTTGGTGATAAGGTTCCAGAGACGTTTGATAACAGTTCTGATAACGAGACAGCTAAGAAGGCGTTAAAGAGTAGTGGATATACAAAGGAGACTGAGTGATGTGTTTTGGTGGTGGAGGTGGATCGGTGTCTGCAAAGACTGAAGAGATCTATCAGAAAGAAAAGAAGGACTATGGTGACTTACCTTCCCTAGCAGTGGGTGATAGAGTTGAGCGCACAGAGGATGGTATGAAAGATTTACCTGATCCTAGTCGTAAGAGACGCAGCGATAAGAATAAAGAAACAATGGTTAGAGGATTAGCTAAACAAACCAAGAATAAAGGTTTGGCACGCAGCTTGCTAATGCCGTATAACAAATGAGTAGCCCAGCATGGACACGTAAAGAAGGGAAGAATCCCAAGGGTGGTCTTAATGCTAAAGGGCGTGCTAGTTATAAGGGTGGTACGCTTAAAGCTCCAGTTAAGTCTGGGGATAACCCAAGGAGAGCTTCTTTCTTAGCACGAATGGGTGGTATGAAGGGGCCAGAGCGTGACTCTAAGGGTAAACCTACTAGACTTCTTCTTAGCCTAAAGGCATGGGGAGCATCTTCAAAAGCTGACGCTAAGTCAAAAGCAGCAGCCATTAGCAAAAGGAATAAGAAAAATGCCTGATAGAAAACGCGAAGGCCAAAATTTTAAGGCTCGTACATTACTAAAAAGAATACAAAAAGAATTAAAAGGTACAGTAGGCTTTGATCCTAGTCCAAAGTTAGAAACGTTTTTGGGCAGTAAAATAGATCAAAACACAGCAAGCCCTGTAGGTATGTTAATAAGTGGAGTTCGAGCCGGATTTAATGCAGCTAAAAGAAAAGTTACAGGGAAAGAAAGCCGTAAATCTTTGTTGTTAAAAGAAAAGAAAATAAAGCACATGATTGGTGACTTAAAAGCTATTGATAGTAAAGTATACTATGATAGCAAAAGCGACAAAGTAAAAGACAGTAGGGGTAAAGTTGTTAAAGACAACGAAAGAAAAACGGCAACTATGACAAACAGTACGCCTCAAGGAATTAAAAAATCTAGGCGCACAGTGCGTGAGGCAATGAAATAATGGCTAATGGATTATATGCGAACATGAACGCACGTAAGAAAAAAGGAACAAGTAGATCTAAGAAGGATTCTACTATCAGTGACAAGGCTTACAAAAATATGAAAGCTGGCTTCCCTAAAAAGAAAACTCTATTGAAAAAGGATAAATAATGGCTTGGACATTTAAAAATGGTGACCCATATGTGGGTGACACACACGAATTAGCTGGCAATACTTACTCTGGAAAGACGCGCACACGCGATTCTAAGCCTCTGCTAGAGGTAAAAGAGGCAGCAAAGCCTAAGAAAGAACGAAAAACTAGAGCGACACCCTTTAAAAAGGAAAAGTAACTGTGAGTTTTCTAAATACATTGCAGCCTAAAGAGCGCGATACATTGCGTAGGGTGGTGCGGATCGTACATATGAAGCATCATCCTAAAGATTTTCAGACAGATCACGAAGCTGATAAAATTATTGAGGCTATTGGCCCCGAAATTGCAGCAAGAATGATTAAAGTTGGCATAGATAATAAGATATTAGATAAGTGATAGATTTTAAATACAGGCCAGATGGCGAAGTTGTTAAGGCATTCATGAAAGATGACACATTTTTTCGTGGCATTCGTGGGCCTGTTGGTTCTGGCAAGTCAGTATCCTGTTGCGTAGAAATTTTTAGACGCGCACTAGCGCAGAAGCCTAATAAACAAGGGATACGCCGCAGCAGATGGGCAATAATCCGTAATACAAACCCACAGTTAAAGACTACAACCATAAAAACATGGCTTGATTGGTTCCCAGAAGAACAATGGGGCAAGTTTACTTGGTCAGTTCCCTATACACATATGATAAAAAAAGGTGATCTGGAGCTTGAAGTCCTCTTCTTAGCACTTGATAGGCCAGAAGATGTCAAGAAATTGCTATCTTTGGAGCTGACAGGCATATGGGTTAACGAAGCTAGAGAGATTCCTAAGTCAATTATCGATGCATGTACCATGCGTGTAGGTCGTTTTCCCTCTATGCGTGATGGCGGAGCTACTTGGACAGGTGTTATCTGTGATACCAACGCTCCAGAGGAAGATCATTGGTGGCCTATCATGTCTGGCGAAGTCCCAGTACCTGATCATATCCCCAGAGAACAGGCGAAAATGCTAGTTAAACCCGACAACTGGTCGTTTTATACCCAACCTAGCGGTATGATTGAGAAGTTTGACGAAGATGGCGAGATAGATGACTACGTTCCTAACGATGTAGCAGAGAATAGGGAGTATATGCGTCAGGATTACTACCCTAATTTGATACGCGGTAAGACAAAAAGCTGGATTGACGTATACGTTATGAATAAATTAGGCTCTATCCAAGATGGTAAACCTATCTATCAGATGTTTGCTAGCGATATTCACGTAGCAAAAGAGGAAATACCTATCGCTGCAGGGCTTCCCCTATACATTGGTATAGATTTTGGGCTTACACCTGCTGCTACAATGGGGCAAAAGGTACGTGGTAGGTGGCTAATACAGCAAGAAATCGTTGCATTTGACATGGGTATCGTTAGATTTGCAGAGGTTTTGCGCCAAGAGATAGCTACTAGGTTCTCAACTTGTTCGGAGGTATTTATATATGGCGACCCTGCTGGTGATTTCCGCGCTCAGACTGATGAATCAACGCCCTTTCACATACTGCGTGGTGCTGGTTTGCGTGCTTTTCCTGCTCCGTCTAATTCTGTTGACCTAAGATTAGAGAGTGTTGCGTCACAATTACAGAAAATGACAGAAGGAAAGCCAGCATTTCTTATAGATCCACGTTGTCAGCAGCTAATAAAAGGCTTTGAAGGTGGGTATCAGTACAGACGTATGGAGGTTTCTGGCGAAAGATACGCAGATAAACCTGATAAAAATATGTTTTCGCACGTACATGATGCACTACAGTACCAAATGTTAGGTGCTGGAGAGGGCAGAGCCTTAATAAACAACCAAAAACCAGCGACTGCAACAGTAGCAAACGCTTCGTTTAACGTGTTTGATAATAGAAATAAGCCACAGCGTAGAAAAGGATTGTGGTCAAGACTCTAAATTGTGCATTGAAAACTTTTCTTTTCTATGCCAACCAATGTAAAACAACCAAGGAGAATAACATGTGTGGTGGTGGTAGCAGAAGAAGCCAAGCTGATATAGATGCTGAAGCTAAGAGAGCAGCAGATGATCGTATAGCAGCAGAAGATGCAAAGCGTAAAGAAATTGAAGCGAAAGCAGAAAAAAAACGTGAAGATATTGGTGAAGCAGTAGAGTCACGCGCTGAAAGCAAAGCTATGCGTGGCGGTACAGGTCGCCGTTCTTTGTTTAGAGCTGGCGGTGGTGGATTTTTAGATCGGTTTAGTTAATGGATAAAACAGCCAAGCAGTACATACAGAAGTATGAGAAAGCCAAGTCCTTTCGCGAGAACTGGGTTCCGTTGTTCGAGGAGTGCTATGAGTATGCACTGCCTCAACGTGAAAGTTTTTACGCTGAAACTGCTGGGCAAAGACGCGATGACCGCATATTTGACGAGACTGCGGTGGTTGGTGTTCAAGAGTTTGCTAGTCGCCTCCAATCTGGGCTTGTACCTAATTTTGCTAGGTGGGCTGATCTCATGGCTGGTAGTGAAGTTCCTCCAAATCAGCGTGAATCTGTTGATAACGAGCTTGACGAAGTAACAGAATACGTCTTTGAGATACTACAAAACTCTAATTTTAGCCAAGAAGTACACGAATCCTTTATGGATTTAGCGGTTGGTACTGGTGTTTTATGCGTAGAAGAGGGTGATGCACTTGCTCCTGTTAACTTTTCTGCCATACCATTGCCTCATGTGGTGCTAGATACTGGCCCTGATGATAGAATTGACCACGTTTTTCGTGAAAGAAAGGGTGTAAAGTACGATCATCTAGCTATGATGTATCCAAATGGTACGCTCGACCCTAAAGTTATGAACTATATGGGGTCAGATAAGACAACAACTGTACTTGAAGTTGTATGTCGTGACTATTCTGTAAAGAATGAAGAGGCTTATCTAAGCTATGCCTTCTGTATGACTACAAATACTGTACTAAATTACAAACAAATGAAGGGTAACGGCTCGAATCCGTTTATATGCTTCCGTTGGTCTAAATGTGCTGGCGAAGTTTATGGTCGCGGCCCACTAATTAACGCATTATCTGCTATAAAAACTACAAATCTTACCATTGAAATGATACTTGAGAATGCACAAATGGCTATCTCTGGCATATACCAAATGGAAGATGATGGCGTAATAAATCCAGATACAATACAGTTAGTCCCAGGATCTATCATACCAAAAGCTATGGGTTCTAGCGGATTGCAGCCTATTCGAGCAGCTGGAAACTTTGATGTAGCCCAGTTAGTGCTTGGAGATATGCGTCAAAATATAAAACGTGCGTTATATAACGATATGTTAGGCAACCCAGACAAAACACCAGCGTCAGCAACAGAAGTAGCAGAGCGCATGGCAGACCTTTCTAGGCGTATGGGTGCTGCTTTTGGTAGGTTACAAGCTGAATTGGTACAACCTGTACTACAGCGTGTTATTTACATCCTTAAAAAGCAAGGACGCATAGATGTACCAACAGTAAATGGACGTGAAGTTAAGATACGTTCTGTATCTCCGCTAGCTCAAGCGCAATCTAACCAAGATATTTCTAGTGTTGGTCGCTTCCTTGAGATGGTCGCTGGTACATTTGGGCCAGAGATGTTGCAGCTACTTATTGATGGTGAGCAAACAGCTATACATTTAGCTAAAAAGTTTGGTGTTCCTGAAAGCTTGATTCGCGATGAAGAACAGCGTAAACAAATAGCTGCATTAGCGCAACAAATGGCGCAACAACAAGCGCAGCAACAACAGGGTGAAATGATTGAACAGCAAGGTTAATATTGGAGTCGATGGTTATCAAAGAGCTACAAGTCAAGATCTACAGATAAGCCAGAATATTGCTGAAACATTTAGTACCCCTGCTGGTGAGGCTGTCTTAAAGTATTTGCGTTCCGTTACCATTGAAATGGTACATGGGCCTAATGTGACTACAGAAGAACTGCGGCATCATGAAGGTCAGCGTTATATCGTTGGCCTTTTAGAGCGTCGTGTATCACATGCACATAGGAGTAAGAACAAATGAATGACATACCAGTAGAATCAGAGCAGTCTACACATGGTGAAACACAAGAGCGTGACTTTGTAGTTGCAGAGGATACGGCTCCAGCTAGACCAGAATGGCTGCCTGAGAAATATAAGAGTGGTGAAGACTTAGCTAAAGCATATAAAGAGCTAGAGTCTAAGCTAGGCACTAAAGAAGAAGATTTACGTGCGCAGTTCCAAGAAGAGTTTGACGCTACAAANAACGCTGAACGCCCTGCATCTGCTGGTGAATATGCATTGCCAGACTTTGTAGATGATGAAGAAGCAGTTGATAATGAGCTACTCAAGTGGTGGGCTGAACAATCATTTGATAGTGGGTTTGGTCAAGATAAGTTTGAAAAAGGTATCGAGATGTATCTTCAAGCATTGGATGGGTCTGCTCCTGATCTTGATGCTGAAGCTGCAAAGTTGGGGGAGAACGCAGATCAGCGCATTGAGTCAGCTTCAATGTTTGCTACCAAGTTCTTCCCCAGTGAAACTATGCCAGCAATAGAGCGTATGATGGAAACCCATGAGGGTGTTATAGCTATGGAAGCAATACAAGAAGCTATGAAAGATGGTTCCTTTATTGGAGATGCAACACCTGCGGCTGGAATAAGTGAAGACAGTCTAAAGGAAATGATGCAAGACCCAAGGTATTGGAGTAAGAATGACCCTGCATTTGTTCGGCAAGTAGAGGCTGGCTTTAAGAAACTTTATGGAAGCTAAGATAATAAAGCGTGGTAACTTTTACCTAACACCCTTTACTAAAGATCATGTTGAAGAGGTTATTGCTAACCTAGCACCAGAAAATGTCAGGGAGATAAATCTCCTTGGCTATCAAAATGTCAGAGAATGCGTTGAAGAGATGATGAAATACTCTGATTGC